CTATGCAAACCTTAGAGGTGCAATCCTTAGCGGTGCAGACCTTAGCTATGCAAACCTTAGCTATGCAAACCTTAGAGGTGCAATCCTTAGCGGTGCAAACCTTAGAGGTGCAATCCTTAGCGGTGCAGACCTTAGCGAAAAAATTATTTCAGTTACTCGTATTGGTTCGCGCAAAGGAATGACAACGTATAATTACGATAGAGATATAGTTTGGTGCGGATGCTTTACTGGAACGCTTGCCGAATTTGAAAAAAAGGTAAATGAAACGCACAAGGGCAACCCACAATATTTGAAAGAGTACACGGGATTTATTAACTACTTAAAATCATTAAAAGAGGTTGGTGATGGAAAAATCGCTGAATGCAAAAATAGCGAAGCTGAAAAGCTTTAATCTCATTAGCGACCTTGAAGATTTCCTGAATACGTTGGAAACGGTATTTGATACCAACTATGGAAGTCTTGAATATTCTGATTACAACGCAAAACAGAAAAGATTCAATGAGTTGACAATTAGCACCGGCGGTTATTCCGATAATGAGGAAATTATAAGAAGCCTACCTGCTAAGTTCGATGCACTATATTGGCTGCGCTCCGAAAGAGGCGGTAAGTACACATATAAATTTAATTTGCAGGAGTCCTGATGAATGAGACTTCTTATACTGCCAAAGAATATTTTGTCAAACTCCGGCATGAATTACTATTCGAGAAATCAAATAGATTCCTGCTATATATGCGGCTTGAAAATCCCGGCTTAGAAGTCCATCATATTTTAGGCTCTGCAATCGGGAAAAAGTACACAGATTATTTAGTTGTTATGCTTACCCGTAAACAGCACATTGAAGCGGAAAAGCACAAGCCTTATTATGCTATTCACTATCTACCCAAAGCGATTCAAAATTTAATCAACTATGTCAAGTATCTGGAGAGTAAATAATATGGCAAAAAGGAAAACTCGTACAAATGATTTGACTAATGCGGTCCTTTATTATTTGAAGTTAAATAATTTCTTCGCATTCAGAGTAAATAATCAAGGGACATACGACGGCGAAAGAGGGCAATATCGATTTAACAACCAGATGAAAGGGATTGCCGACGTAATCGGAATAGCACCGGACGGGACATTCATATCTGTTGAAATAAAAGGGACGGAATCAGACAGGCAGCGCCCCTCACAAAGAGAATTTCAAAACAACATAGAAAGGCGAAACGGAAAGTATTATTTAGTCCGCAACCTTTCAACATTCATTGAAGAAATAAAGGAGGATTTCAAACTATAAAACATAATCGATCTATTACAAATAACTAAACATCAATCAGGCGGCAAATAAAAAGGCCGCCTTTTTTATATGGAGAAATACAAATGTTTTCAATGAATAAAATCGAAATTATAGGCCGTATCGGAGCGGACGCTGAAACAAAAACTATCAACAATGATTTTGCAGTTACTTCTTTTAGCGTTGCCACTACTCATAGTTACAAAGACAAATCAGGTGAATGGGTAAATGAGACCACCTGGCATAATGTAAAGATTTCAAATTGCTCCGATTACATCAAAGGGCACTTAGTTAAAGGTGTCAATATTTATGTAGAGGGACGCTTAAGGAAATTCGATTATGAAGGGAAAGACGGTAATAAAATTTATGGTTGCGAAATCGCAAACGCAAAGGTCGTTCTTTTAGAAAAACAATCCTCACCTGCCGCTTCAAATAGTGAACCTACTGAAGCAGAGCCAGAGGATGACGACTTACCATTTTAAGGAGCGTCTATGAACTACACTGAATTTTTACAAAGTAAAGTAAAGAATATTGCCGATGCCGGATTCTCAATATCAAGTAAACAGTTGAATAAAAATTTATTCGATTTTGAAAAATATATTGTATGCGAAGCTTTAAGAAAAGGCAGATATGCAATATTTGCAAATACTGGTATGGGTAAAACGATAATGCAGCTCGAATGGGCTTATCAGGTCGTAAAGCATACCGATAAACCTGTTTTAATTCTTTGCCCTTTGGCAGTATCGGGGCAAACGATTAAAGAGGGTGAAAAGTTTGGGATAAAAGTTGAACGATATTCCGGACAAACATCTAAAGGGATTTATATCCTGAATTATGAGCAACTCGATAAAATTGATTGTACCATTTTTATCGGTATCGTCCTTGACGAAAGTTCCATATTGAAAAATTACACCGGGGAATATAAGAAGCTGATTATAAGCACTTTTGAAAGTACGCCTTATAAGTTAGCATGCACGGCTACACCGGCGCCGAATGATTTGAACGAGATCGGGAATCATTCTGAATTTTTGAACGTCTTGGATTCTGCTGATATGCGGCAGAGGTGGTTTATGAGAGACGAATCAATTAACAATTACAGATTAAAACGATACGCTAAAAAAGACTTTTACGGCTGGATGCGAAGTTGGTCAATAGTAATTTCAAATCCTGCCGATATCGGTTTTGACGGTTCAAAATATATTCTCCCTGAATTGCGCTACCATGAAAAAATGGTAATAACAGCAAAAAGACAGCCGGATAAACTCTTTAATGACATTTCTGTCAATGCTACTAATTTCAACACTGAATTGCGTAATACGAAAACAGAGCGATTAAACTACGCCGCCGAAATAGTTAATAATTCAGACGAACCATTTATAATCTGGATAAAACAAAATGAGGAAGGCGAATATTTAAGAAATCTTATCCCCGGAGCAATCGAAGTAACTGGCAGTGAAAAGAATGAAACGAAAGAGCAAAAGCTATTAGACTTTGCAGATAACAAATTCAGAGTCTTGATAACAAAGTCAAAAATAGCCGGTTTCGGAATGAACTTTCAGAATTGCAACAATCAGGTTTTCGCCTCACTCGATTTCAGTTTTGAAATGCTTTACCAGTCCGTAAGGCGTTCATATCGTTTTGGTCAATCAAAAGTAGTAAACATTTACATAATCACTACTGATACAATGCAGAATGTAATAAGCTCAATAAAAAAGAAAGAGGAACAATTTAAGGAGTTACAGGAAGAAATGAATAAATCGATTAACGGAAAAGACTACCGCCTGAAAATGGATTATACTCGTAGAGAAACAAAGAACGAATATTTTACTTTAATCAATGGCGATTCAGTAGCTGAAATAGAAAGTATTCAAGATGACTCTTTGGACTTCGCTGTTTTCTCTCCTCCATTTTCAAATCTCTACACCTATTCGGATTCATTAAGGGATATGGGTAACTGCGTGGACGATAAAGAGTTCTTTAAGCAATATCAATTCCTGCTTAAAAAGCTTTATAGGAAAATAAAGCCGGGCAGATTGATTGCGGTTCACACAAAAGATTTAGCAAGATATAAAAACTCTGCCGGTTATACTGGCCTGTATGATTTTACTGGCGATAATCATAGAGCCGTTGAAAAAGCAGGATTCAAATATCATTCAAAGATTACAATTTGGACAGACCCGGTTTTGGAAATGCAGCGCACAAAAACACAAAGACTGCTTTATAAACAAGTTACAGGCGATTCTACTTATTCAGGAACCGGACTTGCTGAATATATTACAATATTCAGGAAGTGGGACGGTAATGAAGATGACTGGGAGCCGGTAATGAATTTAACAAAAAATAATTTCTCTCTTGAAACCTGGCAAAAGTGGGCTTCACCTGTCTGGATGGATATTAAGCGTACGGACGTTTTGAATAACCGTGAGGGAACAGATTTCAATGATGAAAAACATATTTGTCCCTTACAGCTCTCTGTTATTGAAAGGTGCATTGCCTTATGGACTAATGAGGGTGAAACAGTATTTAGTCCATTTGCCGGAATCGGTTCTGAGGGATATCAGGCTATAAAGATGAACCGGAAATTTATAGGCATCGAATTAAAAGAGAGCTATTACGATACCGCATTGCGCAATCTCAATTCAATTATTGAACAACGTAATCAGTTGAATCTTGCAATATGAAAAAACAACCGAAACCCAAAAAGGAAAAAGATAAACCTCATAAAAATGATGCTGTATATCTTGCAGGCATATATCCGATATGGCATGAGTTAATGAAGGTGCCTCTTAAGCCATATAGTCAAAAGTTAAATTCAACAAATAACAGGGCGGTTTAACCGCCCTTGTTTTTCTAAAACTAACAAAGCAGAGTAATGGAGAGTGGGACTATGTACGAATTAAGAGATTATCAGGCCGAGGCCGCTGAAAGAGGACTTAGATACTTCAAGAGCCAAACGGATAAAAAACCTGTTATAGAGGTCCTGCCTACTGGTTCCGGAAAAAGCCTTGTTATCGCTGAAGTTGCCAGACGGTTAAACGAACCAATTCTAATATTTCAACCGTCAAAGGAAATACTCGAACAAAATTATAAAAAACTTCTTAATTACGAATTTTATGATACTTCAATATTTTCAGCTTCATTCAATCAAAAAGAAATATCCCTTGTTACATTCGCCACGATAGGGAGCGTTATAAGTAAACCGGAATTATTCAGGCAGTTCAAAAATATAATGGTCGATGAATGCCATTTTGTTAATTCAAAAGGAGGAATGTACAAACAATTTTTTGATATAGTAGGTGAAAAGATATTAGGCTTAACAGCTACGCCATACAGATTAACGACAGACGGATATGGCGGTTCAATGCTAAAGTTTATTACCCGGACAAGGCCGCGAATATTCCACGATGTTATTTATCATGTACAGAATAAAAATTTATATGATCGTGGCTACCTTGCCAAACTGGATTATTTTCAGATAAAGGGTTTCGACACTTCAAAACTCGAACTAAATTCTACTGGCGCAGACTATACCGATAATTCAGTGAGAAAGTATTACGAGGAAATTTCCTTTGAAAAGCGGCTTATAAAAGTTATTAACAGGCTTTTAGAAATAGGCCGTAAGAATATTTTAATATTTACACGCTTTACAAAAGAAGCTGAAAATCTGGCAAGAAACATTCCCGGCGCTGCTACCGTGTCAGCAGAAACCAGTATGAAAGAAAGAGAGGGTATATTAAACGATTTCATATCCGGCGAAATAAAAGTAATTGCAAATGTCGGTGTATTAACAACCGGCTTTGATTATCCGGAACTTGAAACAATTGTAATCGCCCGGCCTACAAGATCACTTGCTTTATATTACCAGATGATAGGGAGAGGAATCAGGCCGCACCCTTTCAAAGAAAAAACCATGATTGTCGATTTATGCGATAATTTTAGCCGTTTTGGGAAAGTCGAAGATTTAGAGCTTAAAGAACCGAAACCCGGCCTATGGCATATCGATAGTCGCGGTAAGCAATTAACGAATGTTTATTATGATTAAATGAACGTTAAAACAAGGAGAATAGAAATGGGAGAATTAAAAGCAGTAAAATCGAAATACACAAATCCTGATAAATACATATCACGGCAGAAATACGAAATTGTTTGCCTGAATACAAGCATTAGAAACAGAGACAGAGAGATTGAAAATCTGAAAAAAGAAAACGCAGCTCTCAAGTCGGACGCTTACGGTGATTATTGGTTTACATTCCAAGACCCCGGCCATAAAATTGGAGTCGATCTTAACGGCCACAACGCTATCGGAGCCCTTGACTCACTAAAGATCGGAACAAAAGTAATTTGTATCGGTGAAGTAGTTGAATTCACACGTTCCAAAGACGGGAAAAATGGAGCATACATACACATAAAAGACATTCATTTGAAAAAGTAAAAAGGTAAATGAGATGAAAAACTTCCTAAAGAGATTTATTATAAACCTACACAAGGGCTGGCACTTGGAAGATACAACGGCGGTACTGGCCTGCTTCATAATCATTATAAACACAAAACTTGGTCATTTCGTAACGCTAATAATCCTATTTGTCTTAATGTGGTGCTCAAGGGTTAGCGTGTTAAGAGAGCAAAAGAAATCAGAGAGGGAAAAATGAAAGTAGATTTTAGCAAATTTCTAAAGTTCATAAGTCTCGATAGAACAGTCTTAATGACACCCTTTATGTATGGTGATTATGTAATTGCATCGGACGGACATATTTTAATTCAGGCACCTATACGGGACGTTACAGATTGTCCGGAGTTAAAAGATGAATCTGAATTTGTAAGTGAGATATTTACAAAGATAAAACCTAATTGTGATTTCACCTTAGACCTTGCGTCGATACCGGAATATAAAACAGAGCCTTTATATGAAGAATGCCCCGTTTGTGAGGGGGAGGGAATCCACTATGCAAATGGAGATAAATGCAAGGCTTGCAAAGGTACGGGACACACCGATAAACAAATTGGCATAGTCAGAGCAAAAACCGAGTTCTATAAAATCGGAAAGGCGTATTACAATCCCGATTTCATAAAACTTGTGCATGAAAATTTCCCTTACAAATGGCACGTTACTACAATCAACTGCGCAGAAGCCATGAAGATGCAATATGAGAACATTACCATTCTGCTTATGCCAGTCAGAGCGGAGCATGTAGAGGATAACAATGAAGCTAATATTTATGAACTTACTTTGTGTAGTGGAGGAATAGATGAGTAGAAAAAATAAAACCTTAGCAGAAAAAGTATTCTTTGAATACGCTGAATATGAATACAAAGTTCCAACTGGTAGCAAAGTCATTACATATATTAATTTCGTCAGAGCCGTACAAAATGGTGATATAATTATTACAACAACAAAAGAAAAATTTTTATCGCAATCCAGTAGGGAGGTATAACATGGAATATTTATTTAGAGGTTTAACAAAAGGTAATGAATGGATTTATGGAGATTTAGTCCATAGCACCGTCAATTGTTTTTCTCATATTATTGAAGTCGGGATTAAACAAGATAAAGTATATCCGATTGAAGTCCTTCCCGAAACAGTAGGGATGTGGACAGGGCTAACTGATAAGAAGAAAATAAAAGCCTTTGACGGGGATATTATCTTTAACGGCACAATGGGGAAATTCGTAATTACTCCTTTAGAGGGCGGCAGTTTCGGAATAAAGGGATTAGAAGGGAAACATAAAGATTCTGAATACACAATATCTGCCTTAATAACTGAGTTTGAAGTAATCGGAAATATTCATCAGGAGGAAAGAGATGGAAAAGAATAAAGAAGCAACAAAATGCAAAGTAGTTGACGGTAAAATAAAACCTTGCAAATTCTTAAACAAAGCTATTGAATTAGGCGTTAAGAAAGGTTTTGTGATAAGAGAAACTTTGGATTTAGAAAAACACAAAATAAAAGATTCTTTTGTTGGCTATAAAGGTGGCGAGTACGGCAAAAATGGTGTTGTAATAAATTTCTGTCCTTTCTGTGGTGAAGAAATTTCAAAACACATATTACAGGAGGCAAAGTAATGGAAAGTAAACAGGCGGAAGAGGTTTATCAAAACGGCTATAATAAAGGGTTTTATGATGGCGAAGAATCGGGGCGCGACAAAGCATTATCACAACTTAATTGTGAAAAGCTTAAGGCGAAGATTGAAGGGGTAACGGATGCAACTTGGTGCTTGGTGCAATCATACCCTACTATCGACCCAAACGGGAAACTTGAAAAACAAATGAAATATCTTTTAGACGGATTTACAGAATTAAAAGCAAACCTTGAAAAACAACTAAAGGAGATAACAGGTGAATAGGAAAACAAGGCAGGTGGTTTATGATAAATTTAACGGGCATTGTGCTTATTGCGGATGTGAATTGGAATTAAAGAGTATGCAAGTTGACCATATTTTTCCACAAGCAAAAAATCATTGGGTCGGCAGTGAAAAGATGCAACAATTTACAGACGTGAAAATACCAAACGACATAAACGATATTAGCAACTTGAATCCGGCTTGTAGGGCTTGTAATTACGAAAAAAGAGATAACAATTTAGAAACTTTCCGCGAGAACTTGCTTCATAAGATTGAACTACTAAACAAGGTTTTTAATTATAAAATCGTTAAAAAATTCAGTCTCATTCAAGAAACAGAGCAACCAATAAAATTTTATTTTGAACAACTAAAGGAGATAACAAAATGAACATTGAAGAATTTAAGAATAGGCAAATTGACTCTTTAACAAAACATGAAACGTTTGATAAATATAACGTCGGGACGGTTTTGTGTACAACGGAATATATAAAAGCACTTATCGATTCTGCCTATCAGCAGGGCAAGGAAGACAGAGAAAAGGGAATAATCGGGGTGATAAAAAACGCACAGAATGAATATAAACAAAAAATAATGTCAAATAGCACAAAAAACAAATCTCTGTGGAGGGGCGGTTTAATGGCGTGTGAAGAGATCGTTGCAGAAATTTCCACCCCCGTGCAGGAAGAAAAACAACAAATACAGGGGGAGAAATGAGCCGCAAAATGGATAAAAAAATAAGAAGGGCAATAAACAAGAAAACCCGCCTTGACATGGAAGATCTGGCTCAAACATTAAGCGAAGCACGTTTATACTGGCGTATCGTTTATGCTATCCGGCTGATCTTCAAATGGAACCCGAAAGTAAAAACAATCACCAAACCGGAACGATATTACAAGGGGGTTGAATGAGAATGTTAATTTGTGCTGAATGCGGCGCGGAGTTCCAAACCAGTAGAGGCCGCCAGAAATATTGTTCCCCGAAATGCAGCCGTGAAGTCGAAACAAAAAGACTCATTGCACATGAAGAAGCGCATCCGCGAAATACTAAGCAATTACAACAATGCAGCACCCCGGAAAAAATTCGCCTTATAAAAAATTAGGTCATTTCTAAAATAACTTATAAACATTTTTGCATAGTTAATCGAGAGATATATGGATAAAAATATGAGAAATCTTTGCTTTGACGTTTTGGACGCGTGTGTAAAAAACGGCTTTATGAATCATAACGTCATAGAAAGGATAAAACGCGCGGAGGAAATAAAGAAGAAATTCCACATTTATAGAAGGACTATGAAAGCCAAGGATGCAAAGGAAAAGCTGGCAAATGACTACTGTCTTTCGTTCAAGAGCATAGAATTTATTTTATACCCTCCTAAAAAAACACTTAACGATAATGAGGAAGTAAGCTAATGCCTAAAAAAGTTGTAAAAAAGAAAAAGGTTAATCCAAAGAAAGCAGTCGTTCATAGGGAGCTTAATCCCAAACAAGAAATGTTCTGCAAACTATACGCAAGTGATAGGGAATTCTTTGGAAATGGCACTCAAAGTTATATTGAGGCTTACAATCCACCTAAGACTGGCAACTGGTATTTAGTAGCAAGAAGCAGGGCAAGTGAGCTATTAACAAATCCCAACGTTTTGAGACGGATAAATGAACTGTTGGAACTTCAAGGGCTGAATGATTCCTATGTTGATAAACAGCTCGAATTGCTAATAACACAAAACGCTGATTTCAAGGCGAAGATCGCCGCGATTAGGGAATACAATGCATTAAAGAAAAGGATAGTCAATAAGCTTGATTTATCCGGCATGTTAGAGGGAAAAATTACTTTTGTTGATAATCTTGAATAAAATTAAGGATTGAATTAAAAACCCGTTTGAGGCTTAATGGCTTCAGGCGGGTTTATTTTTATATGGCAATAGTCGAATTAAATAAGGTCGTTGGAAAAGGTTACAAGGATTACTGGAAAACCCGGAAACGCTATCGTATTGTTAAGGGCGGCAGAGGTTCAAAGAAATCCACAACAGCAGCCTTGAATTTCATCTGCAATATTATGAAGTACCGCGGAGCTAACCTGTTGGTTATCCGTAAATACTTCAAAGACCATAAAGATTCAACTTATGCTCAATTAAAGTGGGCTATTAATCGTCTGGGTGTGGCCGGACTATTTGAATGTAAATTATCTCCTTTGGAAATTATCTATATACCGACAGGGCAAAAAATATTATTCAGAGGCATGGACGATCCCCAGAGCTTAACATCTATAACTGTCGAAAAAGGCGTTTTATGTTGGGTGTGGTTTGAAGAGTTCTTTCAAATATCGAGCGAAGAGGATTTCAACAAAGTTGATATGTCAATTCGTGGAGAAATGCCTGAAGGATTATTTAAGCAGATTACAGGCACGTTTAACCCGTGGAATGAAAAGCATTGGATTAAGAAGCGTTTCTTCGATAATCCGGACGATAACACATTCACCCTTACGACTGATTACACTTGCAATGAATTTTTAGACGATGCCGATTTGAAGCTATTTGAAGATATGAGGACTAAGAACCCACGCCGTTACAAAGTAGAGGGGTTGGGAGAATGGGGAATATCTCAAGGATTGGTTTTCGATAATTGGATTGAAAGAGAATTCAATATTCAGGACATAATCAAGAAGTTTCCACAGGTCAAATCATGCTTTGGTTTGGATTTCGGATATACGGTTGACCCGTCCGGCTTCATAGCTTCTTTAATCGACCCACAGAATAAGAAACTATATTGCTTTGATGAATTCTATGAACGTGGCTTATTAAACGATGCCATAGCAAATCGTATTAAGTATATGGGTTACGCAAAAGAGGAAATAGTCGCAGATTCGAGCGAACCGAAAAGTATTGATGAAATCCGCAATTATGGCATAAGCAGGATTAAAGCAGCCAGAAAAGGTAAAGATAGTATCAATAACGGAATTCAATTCCTTTCACAATTTGAAATTATAGTGCATCCGAAATGCACAAATCTTATACTTGAATTAAATAATTATGCCTGGGAAGTTAAAGACGGCATTACATTAAGCACTCCTATCGATGCGTTTAACCATTTAATTGACCCTTTAAGATATTCAGTTGAAAAATATATTACAATCCGTGAGTTCAAGGCAGCTCCCTCACTTTACTAAACTTCCATAAATCGCTTTTAAGCCCTCTAAATTTGTTAAACCTCCATTTATACCAACCACCTTGCAAACTGCTTATCCATACCCCTCAAAAGAAGCCTATTAAAGAATTAGGTTTATTTCCCAATGTCATAAAATTACTTTTGAACCGACAATTAAAAGGATTCATCATGTACACAAGCGCACAAGTCAATGAGTTAATTAAAAGGCAGTCCGGGCAAATCACATCTCAAATCATAAAAGACCTCATAGCAGACCATCGGAGATTACGAGACAAAACAATAGAACTATTCCACGCTTATAAAGGCCGTGTACCGATTGAACATCGAAGTTTTGAAGACCCTGCGAAGATCAATAACAAGCTTAAAAATGATTATAGAGGGGATATTGTTGATGAAAAGATTGGATATATATTTGGCAATCCTGTAAAATATTCTCTTCCCTCCGATAGATACCCCGACAATATGGTTGATGAATTGAATGGCTTTATGCAGAGGAACTACATAAGGGACTTGGACGCAATCACAGGCCGGTTCGCTTCTATATGCGGTTACGGTGCGAGGCTCTGTTATATCGATACAGAGGGGAAAGAAAGCGTAATGAGTATAAACCCGTGGGAAGTGATATTCGTTTATGACCAGATACTCGATAAGCTTAATTATGCTTTGATTTATTATGAACTTGAGTGCATTGATGCAAGCGGTGCGACTAAGAAAAAGACAAGAGTTGAATGGTACGATAAGCAGAATGTAACATATTACATTCAGGACGATTCCGGCAATTATATCCTTGACGCAAGCGAAAAGGTAAACCCACAGCCTCATTTATTTGAGTACGTTCCTGTAATCAGGTATATGAATAACGATATGCTACAAGGCGATTTCGAGAAAGCCGAAACATTGATTGACGCTTACGACCGTAATTTATCTGATATCCAAAACGAATTAGAAGAATTCAGACTGGCGTATCTTGGCTTTAGTGGCGATACCGCACCTACAAGGGAAACGATACAACAGGCCAGACAGACAGGAGCTTTCTTCATGCCTAACGGGAACAAAATTGAATTTATTACAAAGCAGCTTGACAATGCTGTGCAAATGATTGAGAATCATAAGAAAACATTGAACGAAAACATTTACAAATTTACCAAAGCGGTCGATATGAGAGATGAACAATTTTCAGGCTCCGCTATGTCCGGGGAGTCTCGTAAATGGAAACTCGTATCAATGGAGAACGATGCAATCATTAAAGAAGTTAAGTTCTCAAAAGCAAATATCGAGATGTATCGGATTGTTTGTTCCTCATGGAATAAACGTAATGTAAAAGTAGAATACACCGATATTGCACAGCAATTTACAAGAAACCTGCCGATTGACCTGGGCTATTTGGCAGATGTACAAATGAAATTCAAGGGGAACATTTCAGACGAAACACGCTTAAGCCTACTGCCTTTCATTACAAACGTACAGGAAGAACTCGATAAAATGAAAGCTGAATTAGCTGACACTTTGAATCCATATCTGGAACCTGGCAATGCCGATAACACAGATTAACCGCAGAATAGCAGAGCTTCTTAAATTAAGCAATAAAGAAGCGCGTAAAGTTTTAGCTGATTCCGAAAAGCAGATAATCCTGAATTATAAAACCGTGCTTAATGATATCCGCGCTGAAGTATCTGCCTTATATGAGAAGTACGGCGATACAATGAGCTATGCAGACGCTAACCGCTATAATCGTTTAACAGGTTTAGAGGCTGAAATTGCACAAGCCATTAAAGTCGTTACTGGAGAGAATATCAAAGTTACCCGGCAAGCGATTAAAACAGTATTTGAGAAATCATATTACAGATCTGCATACGCTTATGAGTCCGGTATCGGAGCTAAGTTAGGTTTTACTGAATTGAATAAAACGGCAATCGATGCAAGCGTATTGAACCCACTCGATAAGATTACATGGATTGATCGTTCAAAGGCTTGGGGTACTAAACTTACACAGGACGTTAATCAAACGATTACCTCCGGCCTGATTAAAGGGGATGGATATTCCAAAACGGCTCATGCTTTAAGCGATAAGGTCGATATTTCTTTAGGACGCGCACAAAGAATTGTAAGGACTGAATCGAATAGAGCGTTATCACTGGCTAATAAAACAAGCTACGATAAAGCAAAAAGCGCAGCTGATAGATTAGGCATTGAAATGGTTGAAGTGTGGACTACAATCATGGACGGTAAAGAAAGGCATGACCACGCTAAAATGAACGGACAGGAAGCAGATGCCGACGGCTATTTCACTTTACCGAATGGCGCTAAGACTAAAGGACCGCGTTTATCTGGACTGCCGGAGGAAGATATCGAATGCCGTTGTACAACTCGAAGTGTAATAAAAACATTCCCAAACAAAGCCAAAGGCAGTGCTGCTACTCCTGAATTTGATGAATGGCTTAATCTCAAGTTCAAATAACCTCATAAACAATTAGGTTTATTCACTTTCCTCAAAAATTTATGTTTCACTCAACAAATTAAAAATAATTACAACCGACTTTAAGGCTCGTACTTAAAGGCAAAAAAGGAGATACAAAATGGATTCACAAAAGATTTTAGCGAAGCTTGAAAAGAATGAAGCTTTAACAGCTGACGAAATCACTTTCTTAAAAGCACTTAAGACGCTCACACCTGAGAGTGTTAAGGACTATTTGGAAAAAGATGAAACTGGCAAAAAGTATTTACAAAGTTTGAATGATGCGGCAGTTACAAAAGGCATTACTACCTTTAAGGAAAAAACAATGCCGGGGTTAATTGAGGACGCTATCAAGATTAAATTCCCTGCCGAAACTGAAGAGCAGAAAAGACTCCGTTTACAGGACGAAAAGATCGCAGCTCTCGAAACTGCCAATAAGAAAAAGGACTTGCTCAATAAAGCAATATCCATCGCTACCGAAAAGAAGCTACCGCTAAAATTAGTTGAAAGATTTGTCGGCGAAGATGAAGAAAGCACTTCAAACAACATAGCACTTTTGGAGACAGAGTTTAATAATACTCTTAAAGTGCTTGTTGACGAAAAGTTTAAGGCAGGTGGACGCGAACCTAATACAGGCAATTCAAACCCTGCCGAGGATTATTCACAAATGTCGGATGCTGAATATTTCGCCGCGCGTACCAAAAAATAATTATTCATAAAAAAAGGATATAGAAATGAAAATAAAAACATTTTTCAAAGAACACCAGATATTAGCATCGATTGCCGGATTCATGCTTTTATTAACAGCGGCGCTGTTGTTCCACCCGGCCACAATTAAAGGCGGCGTTATCGTCGCTAACGTATTTTTAACAACTTCAGTCATTGCAAGAGAGGCTTTGCTCCGCTTACAGAATCTCCTTGTAATGAAAGCACTTGTCTATGGGGATTTCTCAAATACATTCCAGAAACAGGGCGATACAATCAGAGTAAAGAAGCCCTCTGTATTTGTTGCGGATGAATTTAGTAGCTCGATTAACTTGCAAGGCATAACTGAAGGCGAAGTATCGGTATCATTAAGCCATATTGCAGATGTCTCTGTTGAATGGACTTCCAAAGAACGTGCATTAAACATTGACGACTTCAATCAGCAGATACTTGACCCGGCAATGATGGCTATTTCGCAAAAGATAGATTCAGACATTATGAGTGAATGCTATAAGGCAGTTCCTTACTTTGTTGGTGCATCCGGAACAACTCCCGATGCTTTGGACGATTTTGCAGATGCCGCTAAAATGTTAAACAACAATCAAGTTCCCAATACCGGACGCGTTGCGGTATTCGATCCCAATGCACAGGCAAAATTTCAGGTGCTAACCTCTTTGGTAAATGCTGAAAAATCAGGTTCAACACAGGCACTTAGAGAGGGTTCGATCGGTAGAGTATTCGGACTTGAAAACTATATGAGCCAGAATGTAAAGACTCATACAGCCGGTACTTTCACTGCTGTAACTACTCCTAAAGTAAAGACACTTGCCGTTAAAGATTCAAATACAATTATATTGAAAGGCGGTGCCGGTACTGAAACAATTAAAGCCGGTGATATTTTCTATATTACTTCAGGCGGCAAGAAATATTACTATGCAGCTGCCTCCGATACCGCAGCAGTAAGTGGCGATGTTTCAATTACCACAAGTACAAAAGTCTTAGCAGCTCATGCTGTTGACGACGTTGTTACATTCCCTGATAAAACAGCCGGTGCGCACGTTGCGAACTTAGCATTTATTAAAAATGCTTTTGCATTCGTTTCAAGACCTCTTGAAGCGCCTCTTGGCGCCGCACAGTCCTATACCGTTAATTACAACGGGATAGCATTAAGAGTAACTGCCGGATATGATATTACTACAAAGAAAGAAATTCTTTCGATTGATACCCTTTACGGCGTTAAGGCTGTATTTCCTGAATTAGCAACAAGAATTTTAGGATAACAAAAGATTTCTCCTTGTTGATTAGTTAGTGTAATAAAGGGGAGCCTAAAAAGCTCCCTTTAATAAAATGGAGAGTGATTTATGAAATGTGAAAAATGCGGATGTGAGTATTCAGATACAGTATTACCGATTCATCTTAATAATTGCCAGGGTAAACAAAAGGAAACCACATCTGAAGAAGCAAAAGAAGCAGCTCCCGAATCTATCAAGACGATCTTTAAGAAGAAAAACAAAAAAGGTAAAGCAAAATGATTAGTCCTGATGAAATTAAGATATTGGCAAAAATGCCAGATAGCGAAGATGCATTCATAACGGCAATGATACCAGTCGGCATCGAGATTATCAACACTTACTGTAATACTGAATATACAGACGATAATTTACCTGCTTCATTAAGGTTAGCACTTGCAAATATTATCAAATTTGAAGCGGAACCTGCCAATAAAAAAGGCGTGGCATCTGAATCGTTAGGGAATTACTCTGTTAGCTATACAGCTAAAGCTAATTATGGTTATCCTAAAAACATAACAGATGTTTTAGACCTGTTTACAATTAAGCCGGTAATAACAGCTATATGATAAGCGATTTATTAAATAGTGATTTCAAACTGCTTAAGTGTGTAAGCACCCCGGACGGAGTAGGCGGCTCCTTGGAAACGTTCAATGAAGATATTTCATTCAAAGGCGATCTTCAGGTTATAAGCAATGAAAGAATGATTCAATTCGACGGTTCCGGCCGCCGGAATATTACAACATTATTTTGCGAACCAATTACCATATCTGATAATGACAGGATAAAAGAATTAAAAACGGGTTACATATACAAAATAAACAATATCGTCCCGGTCCGACAGAGCCATTTAGAAATAAGCGTTGAAAAAATATGAACGTAAATATTGACACTGGAAAGCTTATTAAACATGCAGACTCCATTATGCGAGATAAATTGGAAGTTATCGGAGCGTATATAGAGGGAGAGGCTAAGAATAATATTAGCAAGCGTTCAAGGCATGGCCAGTTATTAGGCAATATCACTCATAAAGTAATAGGTAATAGTGTCCGCATTTCTGCTAATACGATTTATGCCGCAATTCAGGAATTAGGCGGTGAAATAAAACCCAGTAAAGCGAAATCTTTAGCAGTCCCTATTAACAAAGCAGCTGAAGGGAAAGAGCCGAAAGATTTTCCTGATTTAGTTCTCATTAAAAAAAATGGAAAGGCTTTACTCTGTAAGACCAGTAAGAAGAAAGTTACTCCGATGTTCATATTGCTTAAGTCTGTTGATATCCCGGAACGCCCTTATTTACGTCCGGCAGTTTATAACAATCAAGATAATATAATGAGTCTGCTTAATGGATAGTAACGAATTAAAAGAAATAATTTTTAATCGGTTAAATGCCGATACCGATTTGAAAGCGTTCATTGAAGATCGGCTTTATTTTGTTAGCAATCCCTCCGATACGCTTGTTTATCCTTATATCGTTTTCAAGTTTGTCGGTAACTCACTTGATAGGGATTCCGGTGCAAAATATGAAAGCCCGATTGTTTCATTCGTTTTATATGACGATTCAAAAAGCACTTTGAGGATTTCACATATTGCCGATTGCTTAGACAAAAATTTTGATGAATGTGAAAAAGAATTAACAGCTGAAAGTTTCGAAATAATTTCAGTTGATAGAATTGCAGGTAAGGATATGATTATCAAAAGTGATTTAGATAATTGGATGCTTGCCATTGATTATTGCATACAAATACAAATACAAATAGGAGTATAAAAAATAATGGGAAAAACCTTAGGTAAATTAACAAAGTTTTCCTTTAACGGTGCGGATGTCCCTTTGAAGGGAACAGACTTTGACGAATCCTTCGATGTTATCGACGTAACCGATAATGCTACTACTGGCGACGGAACGGAAACGGTTACATCACGCGCGACGCGCTCAATTACTATCCAAGGTATATTGAAAAACGCGGGCGGGGATAAATTAACCGGTAAAGCGATCACTTACACACACAATTCAATTCTTTATAAATTAACAGATTTCAACTATGACGTTTCTTTCGATGAAGTTGATTTAACAGACGGCGGGACCTCGGGTGACGGGACGGAATTCGATGTCGGACGCGCTGAAAGGAAATTATCGTTCGATTATTTTCAGCTGAGTTCAGTTGCGGAAATCGCTCGGAATGTAAATGCATCGGGAACGTTGGCAATCGCGACAGGTGTTTCAGTAGCGGGGACATTCAGACCTGAAACATTAAAAGTAAAAACAGAAATGAAATCGGGGAACAAAGTATCGGTAACCGGTTCGTTTCAAGGCGCTGTCACAGAAACAAGCGTCGGGTTAGCCTGTGCAACATCGGGCGCTGTTATTCTGTGCTATGACGACGGTACAACAACCGACAAAGCAATCACAGGAACAGCCGTTTTAATGTCAAAAAAAATATCTGGAAGCATTAAAGGCGAAATTACATTTTCATATACATTCAAGATTTCGGGAGCAATCGCCGAAACACTAAAGGCTTAATTATGACCTCTGAGAGACAGACAAAGGAAATTGTTTTTTTCGGTGAACGCGTATTTCTGTTTGAACGAACACTTGAACAGGTTTACGCTTTTTCTGAATATGCTAAGAAGCAAGAAAAAACAACGATATCAAATGCTTATTTAGGTTTACTAATAATCCACGATGCTTTACAGCCTAACATTGCGAGGCTAAAATATTATCAGATTCTAAAGAAATGGAAACTAAAAAAAATGTTCAAAACAAATTATCTGTTTAAGAGATTGACACAGCAACAAATTGAATCGTTTGTTTCGTTAATAGTCGAAGACTTAGAAGGTAATAAAAAAAAAGTGGAACCGGAGGAAAGTCTTTAAGCTACTCCGCGCTAATAATGGTTGTCGCGATAAGCACAGGATATTCGATTGAATACATTAAAAGTTTACCGATTACACAGTTTCGAAATGCTTATCAGTATTGTTTGAAATACACAGCGTTTGAATTAAGTGGTGAATTTGAAATGCAAAGCGAATCCGAAATATACGAGGAAGCGAAAGAAGAACTTTTAGAACTTCATGGAATAAAGGAATAAAAAATAATGGCTAAAGACGGTGTTAAAATTGGTTCCGCTTATATCGATGTCGGCTTAAAAACCGATAAAATAAGTTCGGACAAATCAAAAATAGAAAGTGAAGTTAAAAAAGCTGTTAAGAATATTGAAGATAGTTCCGCAAAAATAAAACCTACTTTATCGGGCGACGATGCAAAAAAAGGCGCGCAACAAATAAAAGATGACCTCAACAAATCATTAAAGGGGGTAAAGCTCGATGAAACAGGAATAAACCGTTCAATCGAATCCGTTAAGAGCGGGCTTAATGGTTTAATTACAACTTGGTCGGGTTTAAAAGCATTATCTTTTAGCTTTACGGCTATGAAAGCCAGTGCTGATTTTGATAACCTCCGCGCAGCATCAAAGGCAACCAAAGAAGAATTAGAAGATATGCGGATTGCAACGGCCCGCGCAACGAGCGACAGCGATTTATTAAAATTGTCAAATCAAGCCGACGAATTAGGAATATCATTAAAGAAACAACCATTGTTTTTTTCAATCGCTGAAAATGCGGCCGACGATTTCGGAGGGACAACTATTGATAACTTTCAGAAAATTGTTGCCGCCTCCGAAGGCAGCACGAAAGCTGTTAAGGGTTTAGGAATTGAGACAAAAGAATATAAGCAAGTTGTTTCAAGTTTAGCCTCTCAATACGGTGCTACAATCGACAAGTTAGATGCCGAAACACAAAAAGAGATTAGGCTCGAAGCGATTCTAAAAATAACCGGTATCACAATGGATGACGTTCGAAAGAAACAAATGGATAACGCCGATTCATTAGAGAGTTTAGATGTCGCAGTTAAAAATACTGAAATAGAATTCGGAAGATTGCTAAATAACGCTTTGCGTCCTGTCTTAAATGAAATGAAAAACGATACTTCATTCAGAACTTTTGTTGGTGGCTTGCAATATATCGGCAATACAATTGAAGGCCTAATGCCAACAATTTTGCAGCTGCTTCAATTAAGGAAATTATCCGAACTAACAACAGTCGCCGCAGCCGTCGAAAGCGTCGGAGTTGCCACAGCCACAGCAACGCCCGCAGTAACGGGATTCTTTGCTTCTTTTAAGGCGGGACTTGCCTCTATAGCGACGGTTTCAAGCGTTATACTCGGCGTCGTCGGTGCAATCGCATTGCTAACACAAGCGGAGGAAGATAATGAGAAAGCCCGCGTCAAGAATTTAAGTGAACCAATGCAACATAATTCAAAAGCTGAAAATGAATTTAATAGCCAACTGAGCGCGGAGAATAAAAGAGCGTTCGCAAATAAAAAGATACAAGGCGATGTTAATTCAACTTTAAGTGGCTCGAGCGGTTCGCATTTAAGTGAGGAAGAACAAAAAGCTCGCGCGGAAAAGGCAAAACAGGAACGCGAAAAAGCTGAAACAGAGAAACAAACGGCACTTGATAATTACGACGTTAAAGACGAGTATTATTTCAGCCGTCAAATGGATAGAATAAAAAAGAAAGCGGAGGCTTACGCTAAATATTTTGGAGAGACAGACGCTAACAATCCGAATAGCAAAAGCAACAAATATGCCAGTCAACAATATGCAGTTTTAGCGGGCGGGATAAAGGGGAAAGCGAAAGGTTACGATAAAGGATTAAACGGAGATTACGGCACTGGATATACACCTATTGGCGCGTATGACGCACCAACGGAATTATCGAACACGCAATTATTTAAGAAAGAAACCGAAGAAACGAAAGAAGCAACATTGAGCGCAGAAAATTTCGCACAAACTATTTCAAGTGGTTTAACAAGTGGGATAATGTCGGGCGAAAGATTAGATAAAGTGTTTTCGCAACTGGCGATTCAATTAGTTGCTATGACAGCACAGGCTTTATTATTTAAAGGGATAATGGCGCTCTTAGATATCGGCACGGGTGGCATTGCAAGTGCTATTGGAGCGCACAACGGCGGAAGCTTTATTGGCACTGGCTCCGGAGTAATGAGAATGGCGGGAGGCGGTTCGTTTACTGTTCCATCCGGTTTCCCCAATGATTCATTCCCTTTAATGGTTGAATCGGGGGAACACGTTTCGGTTACACCAGCAGGGCAAAGCGGAAACGATTCAAAATTATTAACACGCTTGATTAGCAGAGTAGAGACATTAAACACAAACGTAATATTAAACGGAGCGCGCGCACAAGGCAATAATGATTTGAATGTTATCGGTGAAATAAAGAACGATTCAATAATGTTAGCGAATAAAAAAGCTTCATTACAATATGGACGGTCAAGATGAGTTATGTCATAAGCTCTGGGAATGTTTATGTGAACGAATCTGATTACATCGAAGTTATTTTGACAACAAATCGGAACGATACAAGCCCGATAATAACGACATTTAGCGCGCAGGGGATTGCGATTATTAGTTATGGAGAATTAGAACAAAGTTTATCCCTTGATGATTTGTTACTTGTCCCCGCAAAATATTCAATCAAGTTCGGCGAATCAGGTACTTTCTTAAAAAATATATTTTTTAGTTCATCTTTTGCAAATATCCAATTCCTATTGCAAGTAAAATTAAACGGTGTAATCGAATTCACCGGAGCACTTCAAGAAGATTCGATTACTTATGATGATGAGAAACAGACTTTAGCACTTGTCGCGATTACAGAAATCGAAGCAATAAATAAAAAGATGCTTTACGATTCGCGCATAATTGATCTTGATCCATCATCTGTAAACGACGCTTATTATAACGCGATAAATCCCTTCGGTTATTCACGCGGAACTTATTACCCTTTACGGGATAGAATTTTACTCGACATTTTCAAAGTCGTAAATAGTTCATTAACTGCGAATGACATTGACGTTCAACAGGACTGGACTTTTTACGGGATAAATCCGAATCTTTTAACGGATAAAGTTTATTCGATTGCGTTTGGTTCATTGTACGCAAGAATCGACAGCCTGTATTTTAATAACACTCTTGGGTTTAATAACGTCGGCGATTTGTTGAGACAATTAGCGTTCGAATATGGCTGTTATGCCGGTTTCACAGCCGACAGAAAACCATTTTTTAGAAAATTATTTTATTACGACACGTCGAATATTCAAACGCTTGGATTGGTTTCAAAGCCAAAATATAATTACAAAACGAATTTAATAAATTGGGTCCTATTACATGATAAAACGCATATAGTAAATGATTTTGAGGCAGGAATATATAATGTAAACGACGACCGAAAAATTGAAAAAACGTTATTGCTACCATGTTGGGAATTCAACCCTTTAGAGGAGGGCAAGACAAATCTATATGCTTACTTAAACAGTGTTTACTATGATATTTATGGCGTATATGACGCCAGTGCCGATGAAACAGCAACAACCGGCGGTATGTGCGCGGGTTCTTGGTACAGCCATAAATCAGATGTCAAAGCAACGCGTATCGATTCATTCGAAGTAACCGGAATAAATTATTCATTCAAAAAATGTTTTACATACGGCGGTTATAAATATCAAATCGTTTCACTAAAAAAACAGTGGGCGAATAATAAAAGCATTATTGAAGCGTTAAACTTAGGGGCTTAAATGAAAACAAGCATAACAGGAACTGGTTTACCATACATACAAAACATTAGTACCTCGACGGGCTTAACACTTTACTATTCAATCGTTAATAAATGTGAAAAAAACGCGCGCGACCTTATACATGAAGATGAAATATCCGCAAGGCGGGAGGTCGTCGATAGAGGGAATTTTGCCGATGTTGAAATACTTATCAATTTACACAAAATGACAAGTCCGGCAGATAAAACGGCTTATGAAAGTTTACTTAGTTCGTTCTATAAGAAAAAGGTTTATTTCAAACTGCATACAGATGCAGGGTTTATAAAAGTTTACGGCGCCACAGCAACAAACGCGCGATTCTATATTACCGACGTAATTATTAGGCCGTTAAAACAAAACGACACGCGCGATATCGTCATTATCGAAATGATTTCTTTAGATGCAATCGACATTCCACGAATTTAAGAAAGGGCAACAAATGAATAAATATATTTTAATATTACTTTTTATAACAGCTAATTTATTCGGTCAGGTATCGAATAATATTACTGTATATCGGGGGGATTCAAAGACTTTAACTTTTACAGCTGCCGGGGATTATTCTACTGGCAATATTTATTTCACTGTTAAAAAAGACCGCTTGGAATCTTCAAATAGGCTTATCGATAAATCGAATACCGATAATACAATAACGGCAGTTTATTCATCTGGTAAGACTACATTAAGCGTAAGCTTAACAAAGTATGACACTTGGGACTTGACAGCCGGTAGTTACTTCTATGACATCGAAACACAGGCCGATACAAGCCATGTTCTTACAATCTTTACAGGAAGCTTTAATATTATCGGAGACATAAGGACTCCATTCGACGGAATAGATTTGCCGACAAATGCAACCCGTTTTATTGCAATCGATATTTCAAAAATTACTAATGGATTTTTCGTAAAAAGAAGCGGCGATACTTTTACAGGTGAATCGCTTTACAGCAAGCTACTGATTGACGGCATGCTTAATGCTAAACTTGATACAGCTAAAGTATCGGAGCACAAGCTCGATTCTTTATTAGCACTCAAATTAAATAGTGCGGATTTCAATTCATCTTTTGACAGCCGTTTAAGCCTTAAAACATCTGATAACATATCAGAGGGATTAAACAATTTATTCTATACTTCAAACAGATCGGCTCTTAAAGCAGATACCGGAACTGTAAACGCACATGTGCGGGACTTTTCAAACCCTCATAATGTAAATAAAACTCAAATCGGTTTAAGCAACGTGCCGAATATTGATGCTACAAATCCGGCTAATATTACTCAATCGAGTTCATACCGCTTTGTAACCGATACTCAAATAAGCAATTTAGCATCCGCTTTTAGTAATGCTCATTCTCATAGCAATAAAAGCACGTTGGATTTAATTACAGAGGCGTTTACAACCTCTATTAAAAGCGGTTACGATAACCATATTAGCAATATTTCAAACCCTCACAACGTTACTGCCGGGCAACTCGGAGTTTATACTAAAATCACAGCGGACTCTTTATTTGGATTGAAATTCAATTCCGCTAACTTCAATACGTCCTTTGATTCAAGGTTAAGCCTTAAAACATCTGATAATATCACTCAGGGAGCCACAAATAAATACTATTCAAGCTCTCTCTTTAATACTGATTTCAGCAGCAAAACAAGTGATAATTTAACAGAGGGAACCGGCAATAAATATTATACAAATGCCAGGGCTGCCTTGAAAGCGGACACGGCAAATGTTTACACCAAAGCAGCAGTAAATAATTTATTGAACGCAAAACAAAATCTTTTAAGCTATACACCGGCTCAATTAGATTCCGTTTATTTGAAGTCGTCTCTTTATACGAAAACAGAAATCAATAATTTATTAAGCGGAAAAGAAAATACAATCGGTTTTATTCCGGCTAATAAAGATTCTGTTTATAACAAATCACTTACTTATTCCAAAAGTGAAACAAATGCTTTATTAAATAATAAAGCCAACAGTACGGATTTAAGCACTCATGTGAATAGCACTTCTAATCCTCATGCAGTAACAGCCGCGCAGGTCGGCAATACTACAGCACAGTGGAACGCAAATCTATTGCAGGGGCACAAATGGAGTCATGCCACACCTACAAATGGCTATATACCTGTATGGAGGGATTCCGTTTGGGTATTTGAATTAAAGCCGGTATCAAGCGGAGCGCCGTCTTGGGGAACATTGCAGGGGAGTTTATCAGATCAGACAGACCTTTACAATGTATTAACTGCAAAATTAAATATTGCGGATAGCTTAAAATATTTAACTCCGACGGGCTTCAATACGAAGTTTGCGGCTAAGAATACAGATAATCTTTCACAGGGTACAACTAACAAATATTATTCAGATGCACTTTCAAGGGCGGCAATCAGTTCAAGCATTACAGGTATAGATTACAGTAATTCAACTGGTATCTTATCGCTTACGTCCGGTTACGCTATACCGACAAGTACACAGCTATCTAATTTCGGCACGGCTTATACCAATACTCACACTCATTCAAATAAAGCATTATTGGACTCAACAGATGTTGCGTTCACTCTTTCGCTAAAGGGCAAAATAAATTCAGCTTTCAACGCTATTCATTCACATAGTAATAAAACTATTTTAGATAATACATCGGAATCGTTTACAACGGCGTTAAAAACAAATTACGACCTTGCATATTCGAGTTTGCATTCACATTCAAACAAATCAATTATTGATTCATTGAATACTGCTTTTACTCTTAATCTGTTAGGAAAATTAAACGCGGCTTATTCATGGGGTAATCATGCTTTAGCAAATTATCTTACTGCCTCAAGCTCTCTCGATGCGTCAAAAGTTACCCAGACAGCAAGCTATAGATTTGTTACTGATACTGAAAAAACTACATGGGGTAATAAACAGGACGCGCTTGGTTTCACGGCAGTACCGAATACCCGGACGATTAACAGTAAGGCATTAAGCACGGATATAACTTTAACACAGGACGATATTGCAAGCGGTACAACTAATAAGGCTTTTACTGCAACGGAGCAAACGAAATTATCAGGTATTGAAGCAAGCGCAATTTCTAAAGCAACGGCAGACGGATATTACACGGCTAAAAATACAGCGATAACCGGAGCTACTAAAACTAAAATTACATACGATTCTAAAGGCTTAGTTACAGCCGGAGCGGACATTCAGGAAAGCGACATTACTTTTACTGATATTACTACCAAAAACGCTTCGACATCGATGCACGGTTTACTTCCTAAACTGCCCGGAGATTCGTTAAAAACGCTTAGAGGCGATGGAACGTGGGGAACATCTTCGAGTAGCGGTGGAGTAACAGAGGCAAAAGTACAAAGCGGCAGTTTAGTTTATGCCGCCGCGTCCGGTTCAACAGATGCCTTTGCTATTACATTATCACCTGCAATTACATCTTATACGACTGGTATGGTTATACACTTTCTGGCAAATGTTGCCAATACCGATGCAGTTACATTGAACGTTAATTCTGTCGGCCCCAAATATGTAAAGAAAAATTATAATGTTGATTTACAGACTGGAGATATAATTGCAGGTCAGCTTATCAGTGTTATTTATGACGGCACAAATTTCCAACTTATATCACCCAAAGCTTATACCGGCCCTACTTCATACCGCAGGACATCAAATTTCACTACTACTTCCGCTGATTATGTAACCGTAACCGGCCTTTCGTTTTCGGCAGCGGCCAGTAAGAAATATCATATCATAATGAAAGGTTCAATGAAGAACGATAATTCCGGAGGTTCTGCAACATTATTCATGTCTTTGCCGACAGATGCAACAATGTCATCGTTTACAACTTGGAAAATGGAAACCGTCAATCAGGAACACTATGTCGGCAATACGACCATTGTCTATTCCAGCGCAAATCAACAGGCATATTTTATATCTGATATAACCGTTTATATGAGTACGACCGCGGGGACGATTGCAGTGCAAACAAGGAAAGAGGCCGCCGGAACGACTACTGTTTACAGCGGTACCGAAATGATAGTGGAGGAGATACAATAATGACTATTAGCATAATTACAGACCCGGCTACTGGCAAAAAATGCTATCAGATAATACATGAAAAATATGGGGAATATTTGAACCCTTTGACAGATGAACAATTAAATATGAGTCAGGAAGAATTATTAAGCGACATTCAAATAATAGCAAACAACTGGATTGCTGAAAATGATAATAAAGCGGAGCAATAAATAATGGAAAATATTCTTCTTGCAGGTACTGGCGTTATAGTCGGCGCACTCGGATGGTTCATTAAAAATAAAATTACATGGCTCGATAAACGCGTTGAAAATGCGGACGCGCGAAGCGATGGAATCGAAAAGAATTACATAAAAGAATTTCAGAGAGTACGCGCGGAAATAAGTCAAAACGAATTAAACGCGGAAAGGCGGCACAATGAATTACAGCTTTTAATGATAGATAAATTTGTTAAGAAAAAAGATTGTCAATTTCAACACAGCACGGAGGGATGATAAATGGACGAATTAAAACCGAAAGGATTAGACCTTTCAAATGTTGAATTAACTAAACATAAAACACCAACGGAGTTAAAAATGGTTGAAGATACAAAAACAGTAGAAAATCTTTGCACGGTTGTGGGCTTTGTAGTATCGGCCACAAACGATATATATAAAGTAACCGCAACAGATTCGGCAGGCGGTTCTAAAATTACTACTGCTGAATTTCTGGAATTTTTACCAGAGGGTTTCAAATTACCGAAGGTAATAAACGCTCTTAAAGAAATTCCGAAAGAAGTATTGGACAAAATCACCGACGCTGAGATACAGCAGATCACCGATGTATTAAGTGCGTCTCTTTACCTTATCGATAAAGCTTCATTATTCAGATATGTTAAGAGAGCCATTACGATAATTAACGAAATCAAAGACCTCATTCAGGATATCGCAAGTGGAGAATAATTCTTTCCTCTCAAACGTCGGGAATAAATCGAAAGAGATATTTTCCGACGCTTGGGAGTTCCTTAAAGGGAAAAAACGCTTTATCGCAATCGGCGCCGGATTGCTTGCCAGGTTAATTCCTAAACATACAGCAGTCGGAGCCGGGGCAGATTTTATTTCAAACAACTTAGAAAACATTTCAATCGGTTTCGATTGCATAGCAGGGTTGTTTGGAATAACAGCAGTCGCAGAAAAAGGAATTGATAAGTACAAAGACATAAAAGGGCTACGGAAAAATGATAATATTGAATCCACAAATAATACAGAAAGTAAATAAATTCATTTCTTTCTTTGAAGGGCGTAAGCATGAAGCCTATAAAGATTCCGGCGGCGTTTGGACTATCGGACTTGGCTCAACTTCAAATGTAACACCCGGCCTGAAAATTACAGATGCAGAAATTGACGCACGTTTTGAAGTCGATATTCAGAATGCTTTGAAAAGGGCTAATGATAATGTATCGACGGATCTGAATGATAATGAATCTGTATGTGTAATCTCACAAGCCTACAATTTGCGCAGCTTCCCGAAACTGGCAGACTATCTTAATCAGGATAGGAACCTTTATAAAAGTAAAATGTTGCTTTATACTAAAGATGCGGCCGGAAATACATTGAAAGGTTTGCTAATTCGTCGTACTGCAGAAAGGTTAATCTTTGAAAATCGAGACTGGCAGAAAACGGCTCTGCAATTACAAAAGAAATCCATTCCCGAAATTGAATCGGCCATTCAGGAAATTTTCACTTCATAATCACTCCAAAATAGGGAGACGGGCCGTAATAGCCCGTTTCCTCTATAAATACCCCTTGTTTTACCCCGATTCGCTTAAATCCCTGCCCTCTGGCAAGCTAAATCTGCAATATCCTATAAATAGTCGTATTTCGGGAGAAACGAGCTTATAAGCGATTTATGAGCGTTTCGGGAGTGCTGCCTTGATATGACGATATAGCCCCTTGTATAAGAGGCTATATAGAATCATGCTTATTATTAAAAAGATTTCTTCCCTAATCTTGGATTTATGCTTATGATTAAGTCTTGACTGGATAAGCACTTTGGCAATATTGAATCCGGATGCTGTCTATAATTCGTGGAAACCGTTGTATTTGTAGTGGCCTCAGAATGAGCTTTCCCAATAGTTAAATAATCAGTATCGAAGTATTTGGCAGCCGAAATTAATTTAAGAGAATAAATTCCACCGTCAGAAGTATCTTCTGCTGTTTCCCCAACTTTGCAAGCAAACAGTCTTACTTGTTGCGGAATAGCTTGCATAATTCTTTTTTCATATTCTTGTCTCGTATTTATTTCTGTTGTGGCCGCCTTTCTCATCATCACAGAATCAGATAGATTAATCGATTCAGCAATCCGAACCCTGCAACAATCAAGAATCGTTATCTGTCGTTCGGCAATATTCACCAATTCAGATTCGTATATTCTTTCTTCTTTTTCATTTATTTCAATTACGACCTCTCTTGCTTGTCCCCCATGTCCACTAAACATTACAATCAAATAATCGAGCTTAAGCGATTGTAATCTTTTCAGTTCGTTTCTTAAGTTTTGTTGCGATGGATTCATCATCCTTATTATTTCCGTATTGTACCAATTTCCACCGATTGGACTCATAAAAAAAGATTCATAATTGACAAAATCCTTTTTCACTCCCGGCAACCCATCGCTATTTCCAATTAATAATATTTTTTTGTTCATTGTTGTTACCCCTCTTTTTATTTTAGATATGTACCTATTAAGTCTCTGAATTCTTTCACATAGCTATCGACATTTTCATATTTTGAAGGAGGATTATTCCAATAGCTTCGGTGTAGCCTTACCCAATCCTTAATAGCTACATCGTTTGCAATCTTATCAGCATTATACTTGTGATATTTCGCAAGCCTTTCGAAATAGTTGAATAACCGAGTACAATACAAATCATAACGCAAGTATTTATCATCTTGTGATTTTCTGTTTGCTTCCCAACTCTCAGCAAATAATTCACTTTCCAGATAAGGGTATTGTATGCTGATTTTTAATAACTCATCTAATTGGTCGCTAAGGTGTCTATGATCTGTTTTTTTGCTCACTAAGAACGATACAAGGGCAGAAACCAATATGGACATAATAGCGGCAATTATAGAGGGATTTAAGAAAATCATTATTTTGGTACTCCCAGCTGTTAATGATAAAGCAAATTAAGAATATTTTTTGTTTTTTGCATTAATTTTTTTCGATTCTTATTCATCTAATTTCTTAACCGCATTTATCAAATTACCCGGCGCTAAGTGAGAGTATATTTGAGTAGTCTTAATATTTGTATGCCCTAATAATCTTGATACCTCATATAACGACACACCTTTTTGAACAAGCCAACTTGCAAAAGTATGGCGGAGTGAGTGGAAATGGATATTCTCATTTATACCTGCTTTTCTTACTGCCGTCTTAAAGCACCTGCTTATTCTATGGTTACAATAACCTGGGAAACCTTGAAAGTCCTGCAAAGCTTCAAAGGCAGATTCATTCAAGGGGATCGACCGCACTTTATCCGTTTTCGTAATTTGTGTTCTATTCGTTAAATAAAGAATCCGGTTTTTATAATCAATATTCTCTTTTGTTAATGTGCTTAATTCAGTCAGGCGTAATCCGGTATTAGCCGATATTATAATTGCTTTTCTTATTGAAGAATCTTTAACGACACTAAGCAATTTATTATAATCTTCTTTCGTTAAAAAAACAGGGAGTTTCTCAGGCGGCTTTATCGGCTTAACTTTATTGCATGGATTATTTTCAAGTATGCTATCACTTACAAGCTTACTGAAGAAAGCCCGTATATAAATCAGATCTGCCCTTGCATTGTAAATAGTAGTGGCTAAACGTTTCTGAATGAATGAGTTTATAAAAGTTTTATCAATTTGCCGCGCGTCAATATTTCCTGCATAGTTGTAAAACAGGTTAAGTGAATATGCTACTTTTTTTTGAGTGCCTATTTTGTGATGTAATTTGGAAAACTCTTTATAATACTTTATGAGGGATAATAAACTAAGGTCATGTTTAACAGCGTTTTTCTTTTTGTCCTTATCAAAGCCGTTCAGGAATTTGAGTGCATCGGATTTTTTCTTTTCCCCGGTCGAAACTTTTTTCTGTTTCCCGTTTTCCTCCCAAAAAATATAATATATGCCATTGTTCCGTTTCGCTAAAAACATCTCCATACTCCCCAAAAGTTGAAAAAGCATGACCAAAAACATGACCAGTTAAGTAAAGGGAGAGGCGAAAAGTGCGAAATTGTTTCAAAATCGCAAATGTTTTTTGTACCCACGAGAGGATTCGAACCTCCGGCCAACAGTTTAGGAAACTGCTGCTCTATCCTGCTGAGCTACGTGGGCAGTTAGTAAAAAGCTCTTTTTGAACCGTTTTTAACACCG